TTAACTTTGGAAGGAACTACTGCGCCTGCTCTCGGGGAGCGGGGCGGGGTATCCAATCAAACAAAACTGGTCCAGCGCGAACAAAACCACTGACTCCACACCTTCGGCCTTCGCCATCCGCACTTCTCTCATCCACGGTGCTGTCGGATCATTGATGCCAATCAGGTGCGCGCTCTTCTGCCGCGGAAAACCCCGCGCCAGCGGCGCCCGGATCGAAGTCACGCACTTGTTGAGATTACGGCCGTAAGTATATCCGAAGCTCTCGGTCTTCAGACACTCCAGCACCGCGGGAGTCCAATCCGTGGCCGGATAATTGACCGCCGTATTCAACTCCGTCTCGTTCACGTCCAGCGGATACAACACCTCGAACCGGCACTGTGGATATGACTGCCGCACGTACGCAATCACCTGGTTGGTGAAATTCCCGATCAGAGTAGGCAGAAACGCGGCCTCTCGTGGAAACTGCGCCACGGGCGCGGTGTTCTCCGTGATAATTCCCATCTGAGTCCCGTACGCCGCCGCGAAAGCAGCCTTCGTGTAGTCGTCGTAAAACGGCATCCCTGACCGCGAATCGCGAGAATACCACCACTGGCACTCGCCGAATTGCAGGTAAGGCTGCATCCCGGCCGCTTGCATGATCTGTGCCAAGTCCCTGAACGCCTCGCGCCAGAACGCGATGCTCGTCGGCGAAAAGTTCGTCTGTAGCGCGGGAGTGTTCAGCCACACGGCCTCCCCCGCCGGCGCCCGCTGCGCGATTCCCGCCTCCAGCGATGGATCGCCGTGCTGTAACTCCAAACTGAGCGCCGCCGCCGCGTCGATGCCGCGCGCATAAAGTGCCGAAAAAAAACTCCGGGTCCAGTCGCGCGCCGCGCGGTTCAGCCTCGGCACGGCATGGAGATCGGTGCGCCATTCTCCATCCACTCCACCCTCCAGCGTCGCACCGCTCACGTGCGCCGCGAACCCCGCCGACGTCGTGCTCGCTGAAATCGTGATGTAATTCCCATCGGCCCCCATTGGCCGCGAATACACCGTCAGGACGTTCCCCTCCGCCGACGCCCGCACCGCCGTGAATCCGCGGTTGATCTCCTGTTCCAGCGCCTTCGCGACGGTCTCCGCGGTATCGCCTATATAGTGCAGATGAGACGCCACTGCCGTGTCAGGATTGCCAACCCGCCCAATAGTAACTTCGGTCCGCTCTCCCGGCCCGAACACCGGCGCGCCGTCGAACTCCACCGTGGCCGAAGCGTACTCGTGCCCCGCCCGAGCCAGTTCGTAGAACCACATCGCCCCTACATAGTGATTCTGCCGCCCGCGAAACCCCAGCGCGTCGATCGCCCACGCTGTTCTCTCCGGAGCCAGGCAGATCGAATGGTCCGTATCCCAGTCCGTCGCCAGCGTTACTTTGTCATCGGCCTCCACCGCTCTCAACTCGGCGGTCGGAATCGCGATCTCAAGAAAATCGAAGTAGAACACGCCGCCCTCGGGCCCGGTAAATTCGATTGTCACCATGTGGCTGCCCGCCGCCAAAACCCCCAGTGGGGCGCGCACCAGGACATCCTCGGCTGGAATCAGTAAGTCCATCGTAACCGGCGCGGCACCGCCCACAGAAATGCTGATCTGCCCGCCGTTGTACGTTCGCCGCGTCCCAAGATACAGCGAGTGCGCCGCCGACGCCCGGTACGTACAACTCAACCCCGCTCCGGCCGATTGCGTCCAGTGGATCGCCCCGCCCGAGAAGTTACCCTGCGCCGCGTTCCACTCGCCCGTATAACTCACCTCGGGAGCGTCATCCTCAATCCGCCGGCTGCCGGGCCCCGCCACAACATAAGTCCTGTTACTTCCCGTCACTGTCCAGTTACTAACTTGCACCTGGAATTCTGTCCGCTCGAAAGCGCCGTTCTGAAAGGCCGCCGCCCAAGTCCACCGCACCTTCCGAACCGCCGTCATCGGAATCGCATAGCCGTCCACGTCGGTCAAATTTCCGAAATTCAGATGCACGCGCCACTTCACCGGAGAAACTCCGCCGCTGAACTGCGCATACCATGGATTCCATTTTTCGGTTCGCGCTCCGGACACGAACCCGTACACTCCAACCCGGTTCCAGTTGGCTCCCGCTGTCTTCGCGGTCAGGATCAATCGCGATCCCGAGGACGCCGCCTCCACGCTCGCTGATCCCGCATTGATCGCGCTTGCGAGTCCCGCCACCGCGGTCTCGATCGTGTCTACGCCCGGAATCCAGTAGTTGTACTGCTCCGCACCCCATGCCACGCCGATGTAGTCCCCGCCGGTCACTGTGCCATGAAGTTCGAGTTCCGCCGCAGCCGCTGCGTAGTCACCCTCCACCGGAGTCGCATAGTCCTGCAAATGCACCAGCCGTGGCATCGCCGCTCCTTCAGTCCAGATACGAAGGTAAGGCCATTCCACCGTCGGATACAGATCCGAATCCATCCGGATGCAGTTCGTGCGAACTTCGTCGTAAGTGAGTTCCAAGCCGCTGAGATCGCCGTCGGGAAGATTGCGAAACGCCGGATGTTCGAACACGTTATCGCGATTCCACTCCAGCACCGCCCAATCGAACTGTTGCCGCCAGCAGCCGGAAATCGTAAACCCGGCCGCGCTCACCTCGCTCAGCGCCGCAATCGCCGAGGGCCGCTCGAAATAACACTGTAAGTCGCGGTCCGGACATAGTTTCTCAAGACCCATGCACGTGCCCTCACAAGCGAATCATTACCGTCAGATCGCGTCCCGGTGTTGACCCCGCGCTCTGCCCTACGGAAAGTATGTTCAGCGTGATCTCGCTTCCCGCTGCCAGCGGTGCCCGGCCGAACCCTTCCACCACGTTCGAGTACCGCGAGCCGGGCGCGATGGTCAGCAGGCAGTACTGGCTGCCTCCAATAACCACTTCCATCTCCACCGGAGCGCCCGTCGGCGCTTCGTTCACCATCGCAAACACGTCCGACACCGCGTGCATTTCCTGCACGACAATCGGCGGCGTCGCCTTGGTCTGGATCGCGAGGTGCCCTTCCACCTGAATCGTGTACTGCCCGCCGGATAGCGTCCGCAGCCCGCCGTCCACGGACGCGGTGTAACACTCCGTGCTCACTTCGCTGTTTCCCTTACTGTTAGTGACGTACAGTTCCGCGCTCGCAATCCGGGCATCAGGAATAACAATCGGATAGCTGAGATTGCCGCTCGCCGGACTGCCGAAAAAGTCCCGCGGGAACGGAACCACAAACACTTTTTTGCTCAGGTGATACACCGGTGCGCCCGCTGCGTGCGCTTCAGCATCGCAATCTACGCCGCGCGTTACACGGTACCGCAAACCGCCACCGAGTACCTCTTTGATCCGCATTACTTCCGAATCGATCTGCACCAGCTCAATGCTGCCCGAACCGCCGGCCGCCGTAAGCTCGATCACCTCGCCCGCGGTCCCCACCGCCGCACTGAGCGCAACCAGCGACGGACTGCTTAGTTCGCTCCAGTAATTCAATGTAAGTGTCGCGGATGTTACCGTGCGCGTGTTAGTCAGGTCCTCGAAAGCAACCGCCATCAACTCTAGTGTTCCCTTGCCTTGCAGAGCTACGCCGAACACCGGCGCGCCCGGTACGTCCGCGTCAATCGCCGCGCCACCGCCCGTAATCCACCACCGCGTCAACGGCGACAGTTCATAAGCGCACTCCCGGTCCAGCGCGTTCGCCGCCCGGCCCGAAACGTGTACCGTCATGCCAACCCGGCTCGGAATCTCGAACTCCACCGGGCTGCTGCTCGCTGCCGCTCCCAGCCTCCACCCGGATTCCGCAATCGCGAACTCGCTCGTAGCGTCCGGCTCCACGTCCCATTTGGGGTTGACCGTCAGCTCGCTGGCCGTGTTCGAAACAACTACGCGTTCCTGCCCCGCACCCTTGCCCCGCGTGATACGTGCCACCATCCCGCAATACTCGTTCGCCAACATATTGAGAGTAGTGTTCCCAATTGTATCCGCCGAGTAAGTTGTCGCCGGGCACTGCGGCAGCAGCTCAAAGCGCCAGTAGAAATTCGCGTGGTCGTAATTAGCGTCCGGAGGCGCGATCAGTTCGGCCACCAGGCCGCTATCGGTAAAGCTGTCGGCAATTACCTGGTCCGATGCGATCCGCAGCAGCTTCGCCGGGCTTGTTCCGCGGTATACATGGAAAGCCGTCGCGCTCTCGCTGAAGCTCAGTTCCCGGAGCGTAACCACGTTCGAATTCGTTCCCGGAGGAATCACCGCCCGCACAGTGAATGACACCCCGCCCTCTCCTCCGAACGCATCCACCGCAGTCACGGCATAGTACAGAGTCTGGTCCCCGCCATGAGTTCCTCCCGTTGGCTCCACTTCGGCCGCCAGGCTCAGAACGGGAATTCCCACTGCTGACAGCGTCGGCTTTGTTGGTGCCACAAACCCGACTGACAGCCTCGAGTTCGCTGCACCCTCCAAGGACTCGCTGCTCTTCTCCACAATTTCGAACTGCGGTATGCCGTCCTCGTCCCAGATCTTCCCCACCAGCGGCCGCGGAGTCCCCGTCCCGGATCCCGCCTGCCTTCCCGTCCGCGAGTTTTCCAAGCTGCTATCGTCCGAGTACCATTCATCCTCGTGAATCTGCGCGCTGATCTTGACCGTGCCGTAGTTGGCCCCCGGAGCGACCTTCAAAACTTGGAACGGCTGCCGGTTCAATCCTTCCTTCAAATAAGTTACTGTCACTAAGTCCCCGGGCCGCAGCGCAACACCTTTTACGCTCGTCTCCAGATCGATGTAAGTATTCCCGCCGATCGCCTTATTCAGGTAGTAGCCGGCAACCCGCGCCGCCTGGTTGAAATTCGCAACCCCTAAAGCCGGCACCGTCAGGCTGACCTCCTGGCCCGCCCTCGCCACATCGTCCGCATCCATCAATGACAGGCTGTCCTGCTGGTACTCATTGAACGCATCCTGAAACTCCAGGCTCACCCGGTTCGCCGTCTCCGCCGTGCTCCTTGACCACATCCGCACCGACGGTTCCCCGTTCTCCTTCCTCAAAATCCCCGAAAATCCGTTCGTCCCATCTCCGAATTCGTAGCTCGGCCACCCGCCGTCGAGCGGCTCCACGCTGTTGCTCCCCGAAGGCTTCACCGGCTGCTGAAGCGCCACCGTGTTCTCAACCCGAAGCTCCAGCCTCCCGCCGATTCCGTATGTCAGGAGCATCCGCGCTCCATTCCGGATCCCCCGTATTACATCGCCCGCGCTTCTCCGTCTCTGTACGACTAAGTTGCACTGGAACCGGGGAATCTGAACGTCATTTCCATGTAAGTCGCGCGCCGGAATCAGCTCGTCGCATATTTCCGCCGCCCGGCCGAAGCTCGGCAAATCGATCTCCTCCCGGGTCCAGCCGCAGCGCCTCAGCACATCCAGCAGCACCCAAGCCGGATTATTCGTGAAACTCTCACCCAGGTAACTCCCGTCTGCGCCGTACCGGTCCAGCCGCATCCCCTGAACCAGCACTTCAACCTGTGGCAGCGACCGCCCGTTGCTCACTTTGTTTGGAACCACCACTGAAAGCGTCGCCATGCTGCCATAAGGATCGCCCAGCGGATTGCCGGCCGCGTCGGCAAAATCCAGGTTGAACCCGCCCGTCCGGCCGCCCAGCGAGACCACGTTGAACCATCCCGTCGCGGTCATGTTCACGCCGGCGCGCCCCACCGGGATATCCATCCCGTTCACCAGCACCTTTACAACCGACTGCATCTCACCCATACCCAGTAACACTTCCATCCGCGTAAGATTGCCATCGTTCTTCGCGAACACAACCGGGGGCGCGTACCAAGCCGTCCCGTAAACCAGCGGAATGTAATCGTTGTAGCGCGCCTCGTTACTAACCGGGTCCGAAACGTGCCAGCCCTTCTCGCCGTAACTTCTCACCACCGTACTCGGTGGCACAAACTCAATTCCCCCAAACCGCGCTGTCTGCCTCCCGACGCCATCCACCGAAAACATCCCGCGCGCCCGGCACGCGGCCGCCGTGCGGTCGCACGTTGTAAACGGCACGCCGTCGTTCAGGTTGCCCGTCCCTTCGCCCTGGTCCGCCGAGTAGCCGCAGCGGAACAGCGATGAGTACTTCCCTCGCTCTCCGCCATGCACCGCTTCGGCCCGCTGATCCGCATTCACCGGAAACCGCCACGGGCATCGTTTCTCGATCCGCACGTCAGGCAGCAGCGCGCGTTGTAAACCGAGCCGGTTGTTGGCCGTCAGACGCATCGTCGACTCGGTGATCTCGTCCGGAGCCTCCACAATCCCCCGCAACAGCACCGCGCTCTCGGAAACGGCCGCTCTCTGTTTCAGATCGAAGAACACGAAACGCACCGTGATCTTGCTGCCCTTCCATCCCGTGCTCCGCTCGACCTGCGAAAAGTGGGAGTCTGCGTTCGCCAGCACCAGCGACACGCGCGCCAGCGCATCGACCCCGTCTTCCCCGCTCGTCTTGAACTCGAATAGGTTGTGCCTCAGCACCCGCGCGTCGTATGGGTGCCCTTCGAAACTCACGCCGTGCGTGCTCCACCGCTCTACTGCTCCCGAAACAAGTTCGCAATCAAACAGCAGCAGCGGCGTCTCCGTGACGCTCCGTTCCTTGATCTCACTGATGGTCGCCATCACTGCCTCGCTCGGATCCGCACTGTGCAGGAGTTATCGTTCAGCCCATTTGCAGTCCGCGTCAGTTCGTCGTCAACAAACGATGCCGTGTGTACACCGCCGCGTCCGGACGTCCTTCTGTATTTCGACGCCCCGGTCTGAGGCTCCGCCTGAAACCCAAACAGTTCCACCGTGGCCCCGGGCGCAATCGCCGCCCCGAATTCCACCGTCTCATCGCTCGAGAAAAGCTTCACGCTATGTTCCACTCGTTGCCACGCCGGCCCGATGACAGCCGCTCTCTCCGCCGTTGCGCTCGGTGTGCTCGCGAACAGCACGACCTCGCCCGGCCCCGCACTTCGCGCATAAACGCTTAGGCAGTACCCATACCAACCCGGAGCCGCCAGCGCCTGCGAGACTCTCCCCTGGCCGGCCCCGCTATTTGTCGCGAGCCACGCGCCAAACCCGCCCAGCGGATCCTCATTCCCCCCAGCGACACTTACTCCCGCCGTTTTCTGCCACACCGCCGCGCTCAGGTCCTCGCTCCAACGAAGTAAGTTACCGAACGGATCGAGAAATGTGAATGTACGCAACCTTCCCTCTACCGTCTCGAACAATTCCTCGACCGCATCCCACTCCGAATCGGCCAGTCCCTTCAGTTCCAGCGCCCACTCCAGCTCACCGGCCACCGCGTCCCCGAGTTTCACCGTGCGCCCGTCCGTCGCCTCGTTCACCACCGTCCTGCGCGCCAGCCGCTTACTCCCGGGATACTGGCTCACCGCGCCAGTCAATAACTGTGGAAGACACAGCATCCTAGACGTTCTCCCTCACCACAAGACCCACCCGCCCGCGCGCCTCTCCGAGCATCTCAACCTCGAACTCATCGCTCTCCAGGCTGCAATCGGTATGTACGTTGCCTGTCCACGGGTCCTCGAACGAGAACCTGCCGAATCTCCCCTGCACGGTCGTAAAAAATTCTTCGAGCCGCCCAATCTCCGTCTCATCCAGCAGGTCCAATCGGATGATCCAGCGCCGCGCCGCCGCGCCGCGCCGCCGGTACCGCTGGTCTGTGCCATCGACGAAACTCAGGATTTCCGTTGCGTGCGCGAGTGCCCTTCCCGCTGGATATTGCGCCACCGCCCCGGTCTTCAATCTGGGAAACGCGCTCATAGATCATTCACCACGTCATTAAGCGCGTGCGAGTTCAGCATCGCCTCACGGACCGCTCTGGCTATCTCCTCGCTGTGATCGAGAAATGACCGGCTATCCATGGCTTGCACCTGTATGGTGATCTGCTGGCCGCTCGCGGCCTGCGTAAACGTCCTTGCTTCTGAAGCCCCGCTCGCCGAGATACTCCCGTCGAAATTGATCGCGGCCGGCTTGGTATAAGGTGTCAATACCACTACCGGCTCCGACTTACCTCCGCCGAACAACTTCGCCAGTCCGCTCAGCAACGGAGAAAGCCCCAGCGCGCTGCCGAACACTTTCGACAAGATGCTGCCGCCCGCCGAACCGCCGCCCGACACCGCCTGTGCGATCGTGTTTTGCAGAATTGCCTGCGTATTCTGGGCCACTGCATCGGCTTGTGTCTGGCTCGTGAGCTTGAGCTGCTCAAGTTGCGTCACAAGCTGCGAGGTGCCGTCCGCCCTCGCCACGTCCCTTACCAGCCCGTCCAGTACCTCGGCAATGCCGCTCCCAGACCCCGCCACCGGCAGTATTTGGTTGTTACTCTTGGCCACGCGTCACCTCTTCCAGCTCCGCCTCCAGCACAAGCATCGCCTCCACTTGCCGCGCCGTCATCTCTCCTACGTGCGGATATCCAAAACGCTTCCAAACCTGAAACTCTTCCAGCCACGCTACGCTTTCCGCGGTGATAAATGACTTAGGACATTCTGAAGTCGCCACCCTGCCGCGGGCCCAAACAACTTGCCCCTCAGCCAGCCCACCCCGCTTCAACCAACCACAGCGCCGCTTCTCCTCCAGCCCGCTTCGCCTGCATTCGTCGCACTTCCACGCGGCTGGATTCGAAAACTGGAAATGGAAGGCGACTTTCAGTTTTTTCGTTCTTCCTCGGTCAGCCCGTACTCGTGCTTGATCGCCGCCAGTGCCTCGCGGCAGACGTCCTCCGGCCCCGACTCGATCAGCTTCTCCGGAGTAGCAGGCTGCCCGTCCAACTTGAGTCCGTCCAGCCGCACAAGTCCCCATCGCAGATACAGCTCGTCGATCTCGCTCGTCAGCAGCGCCGCTTCAAGTTTCTCCCGCGAATCGCCCGCTCCCAGGCACTCCGCCTTGCCCGCTAAGTCCCGCAGCCGTCGAAGTAACTCCATTCGCCGCCCGAACGAAGCCCGCGCAATCGTAAACGTAACTCCCGGGGCAGCCTGCGAAGTAATCGTACTCTCCGTCTGGTAATTCATCTCATTGACCTTTGATCGGCGTTCATCGGTGTTCATCGGCGGCTAATGATTTTGGCCGCCTACCCGAACGCAACACACAACTCGTCGTTACCCGTCCCCTGCGCCCGGCACCCGGAGAAGCGCCACTGTAACCGGTTGTCCCCATCGTCAAACTCCGGCACCTCCGGAACCACGCTCGCCAGGTACACTCCGAATAACTGCCCAGCCTGCTGCCCAAGCTGGAACATAATCCCCATCGGCGAGAGTTGCCGTGCCGCCTGGTAGAGGGCCTTCGTCGCCGTATCGTTCTGCTCGTACAGATCGAAGTCCAGCGTCACCGTCCGCATCCCCGCCGAAATGCATCGCGGACTGTCGCTCCCGAATTCCCGCCGGTCGCTGTCAACATCGTTGTCCAGCGTCAACTCGGCCGACGTGATTGTGTAGAACCGGTCCGGCACGTTGCCCAGCCACGCTTGCCCCAAATGGCCCGGAATGATCGAATAATCGAACACGTCGATCGCCGGTTCCGGTGGGAAACTCAACAAATCCCCGTCGCCCTCCATGAAGCTCGTGCTGTCGATCAGGTCCCGCGCAGTCCCGCTGAACGCAAACTCGTGATAGTCGCTGTTCACGCGGATATGCATCCTATCCACTGCTGCGCCGCTCAGGATCCGCTGCACCGCCCCAGTCGGGCTCCAGTAATCGAAGATACTTACCGTCTCCAGGCCGGTTGCCGGACCGTATGTCACCGCCGGTCCGATCGGCGAGCCCTCGCTTGGCAACAGCGAGAACGGCGCGTTCAGTTCCACTGTCAGCCCATCCACAATCGAGCTAACGAACCGCAGTTCTCCCCCGAACGTTACCGCCTGGCCCGCCGAAAGCCCGTGCGCCGCCGTGAACGTCAGCAGCTTTGCATTCGTGTTCACTCCAGCCGTGCCGCCGCCGAAAAACAACGGAGCCGCACCCAGGCTCGCCTGGAACAGCGGTCCGTATCCCGGCTCCGCGTCCTGTTGCGTCCACCCTGTCATGTACGTGGTCAGCTCGAACGTCGTCTGTTTCCTCAGTCCGGCCGGCGACCCCGGAAATGTCCGCGTCCCCGTCTTGTCCTTTCGTTTTGCCCGTAGCCGGCGCTGCCTTGTCGTCAGCTTTACAGCCGGGAACCGGTTTCCGCCGTCGATCGTCGGCACCTGCCCATAACTCAGCTCGAGTGCCGCGTAGAGCCGGTTGTCGTTAGAAGATATGTATCCGCACGGCATATAATTGACGTCGCTCCCGCCGTTAGTAACTTACTTCCACCTCAAACAAAATCTTGGCCGTCTGCAAAAAGTTCTTGCCCCCGTGCTTGATCGGGCCGAACTCCACCTTGTATCCGCCGGTGTAGAACATGCCGGCCCCCCAATCTCCCCGGTTCGCGTCAAGCACCTCGGTTACCGCTCCGGTGTAATATTCCAGGTTCTTTGAAACTCGCTCCAGACGGTCGTGAGTCACCCGGACCTCCACCACCATGTAGGCTTTCCCCGAAAACGTCCGGAACTTCTCTTTTTGTAGGTTCTCCAAACCTTCGCAGTAAGTGTAGACAGCCGGATAAGTTACCCCGGCCGACCGCTCCGCCGTCGCATTCGCGACGTTCTGGGCCACCACCTGGCTGGCATCGATCCGCGGCAGTTCCACCCTGTCCCGCTCCGCGATCGCCGAGACCGCATACGGCAGCCCCGTCGCCGCCGTCATTATTTCGCGCACCCTGCTCGTCGCAATGCTTCCCAATGCCGCCATCGCCTCATCCTCTCAACAGCGTGCGCCCCGGCCGCAAGGTCAGATCCGGCTCCTGACCGCTACCCGGCGGAACGCCCTGCCGGATGCCCGTCGCCGGTTCCGTCCATGATTGGCTCACGCCCAGCGGAGCTTCGTTTTGCAGAGTCTGCTCGAACACCGAGAATCCCACGTAGACATTCCACGAAACCGCTCTGGCCGGCGCATTCGCTATACTTACCACCAGCGCGTTTCCTGCGGGCACGCTCAATATCGCCATCTCGCTCGGACTGCCTTCCTCGCCTTCGGCGTTTCGCCACGCAGCCCGTACATAATAAGTCGCCGCACCCACCGCGGACGCCGGAGCATAACTAAGCTGCGGTTTCCCGGCTCGCGGAATAGGGTTGTAAGTAATTCCTAATCCCGTTTGCCGCAGCGTCTCGCGCGCCCACGCCGCCAGCCTTTGGTACTCCTTCCACTTTCCCAGGTAGCGATCGTTCAACTGGCGGTGGTACGCATCCCGGTGAATCAGGGCAAGCGTGTGAAACAGGTGCCACTTGCGCAAAGGTCCCGTCACCACGATGTTTGCCAGCCCGGGAGCGCTTTCGCGTCCGGCCAGCAGCGCTTCCAGCTCGATCCCCAGTTCGTCCTGCGCCAGCCCGAGCTTCACTGTCAAATCGATCTGTTCTGTTGTCGCCAGATCGAGCATTGCCGACTCGTACGCGATCAGGTCTTCAATCCCGGAAACCGCACCATCCGTAAATAGCGCCATAGCTCTACCCGCTATTCCTCGGACCGTATCGCCGCCCCTCGCAACGCCCGGAGATCAGCCTCCGAGATCACCGTGAGCTGCATGTGCTTCGCGGCCGATGCTTGCTCCGCCGCGCGGCTTGCCTCGGCCCGCTCCTCGCGGAACGCGCTGGCTTCTTCCGCCGTCGCCAGCCGCGCCCGGCCCTGAACCACCATCTGCGCCGCGATCCTGCGCGTCACTTCCGTCCGCACCCCGGCGCGCCCGCCGTCCGGCGTCTCCTCACTCACCACGACCACATGAGGCTCACCGAGCGTTGCCTCCACTTGCTTCACCTTCTGGTAGTAAACCTTGATGTCCATCTCACTCTCCTCGGCTGTAAGGGCCGGGGCGTGCCCGGCCCGCAACTTTCCTGACGAACCCTAACTGTTCACCTGAACGCCGAACCCGTTCCGCAGCACGCCGACGCCGTACAGCACGTCGACCGTGAACTGCTGGGCCAGCGTGTTCGGCTGGTAGCTCAGGGTCACTCGCATCCCGAAGTTGCCCAACTCGGCGTACTCCGCGATCGCGCCGGTTCCCGGCAGCGGTTGCGGCAGCCGGCGAACCACCAGGCCCAGCGCGCTCCTGGCAAACGCCAGGTTGTGCGTCGACACCGGCGAGCTGCCCGTCTTCTGAACGAACTGCGAACGGAACACGTAAAAGTCCTTGATCTTCCCGACTGTTCCGTCCACCAACGCCCGCAAACCTGCGTCGCCTGCCTTCTCGTACTCGCTGAACCGCGGGATCTGCCGCAGTGCCGAGTAAGTCGCCGAATCCACCACTAAGTACTTCGGCTCGCCTGTGGGCACCTTGGCTTCGAACAGCGCCGTCTCCGCCGCGTCGATGACCTCCTCGGTAACCGGCGTGCCGGGCGTCCCCACCGGAGCGTTCGCCGTAAAGTAGCTGTACTGGTTCAGCAGGTCCGTCTCGATCTTCTCCGCCAGGGCGATCATTGCCGGCTGCATGTATAGCTTCAGCAGATCCGGCACGGCCAGAACCTTCGTCACGTCCGGCACTTGGAAGGTTGCTTCGGCGTGCGTGTCGAGCACGATCTGCGCGTTGCCCAGGTTGGGATTCTGCGCCTGCACCGTGCCGCCCTCGGCGAGGTTATTGGCCTCCAGCGTCGGAGGAATCGGCACGTTCACCGTGTCTCCCGACTGGGCCAGGGTTGGTTCGAAATCGCGATTCACCAGGTTCCCCATTACGAGGTTCCCCATCAGAGCCGGCAGGGCGTCCACCGCCACCAGTTTGACGATCGCATTAGCTACGTTCGTTGAAGTGATTGCTGGCATTCTGTCTCCTTGTTACTCTCGTTGCTTGTTCTCTCTTACTACTTACTGGTTTTTACACTCCCCGCAGCGTCTGCGACGCAATCCTCACGATCTCCTGCCGGATCCGCTCCGCTTCCTCCGCGCTCATCCCCGGCTTGATCTTGTCCAGGTCCGCCGCCCCGGTGCTTACCGCCGCCGGTTTCGGAGCCGAAGCGGCGCCCGAACCGCCGGCGATGCGCGCCGGCAAAAACTCCGGGTTCTCGCTCAGGAAGTGCGAAAGGTACTCCTTCAAACCCACCTCTCCCTGCTCCCCTCTCGCAAGCAGCCGGCCGTCTTCGCCCCGGTAGACATCGTCCTTCACTACCTTAAACGCTACGTCCACTTTTGCCACGCCCAGGCGCTGCAATTCCGCCCGAATCGTGGATGACCGGTCGGTTTCCTCGGCAATCTGACGGCTCCGCTTGTTTTCCTCCACTAACTCGTTGAGCTTTCGCTCCAGTTGCTCCCGGCGCTTCCGTTCTTCGACTAGTTCGGCCTTGTAAGCCGGCTCCGTTTTCGACTGCTCTTTTCTGACAAACTCCTCGATCGTTTCCCGAACGATCCCCCGGATATCTTCGTTGTTGTTCGTTGTCTCTTTCTGTTCGTCCATGTCCTCTACACTGCCCCCTCGATTTCCCTGGCAATCTGGTCTTTCACGTCCTGCCGCGTATCGCACAGGTATTTATAGGCAAGCTTCTTAAAAACTTCCTTCCGCAGCGTCGGCGATTGTATCCCGAGCTCGAGCAGCCGCCGCGCGTCGTCGAGTTCGCTGCTGAAGTCGCCCACATCGAACTCATCCAGCCCGGAAACGCCGATGATCAGGCCGTCCTGCCGCGCCGCCTCGATCGCCCGCAACACGCGCTTGATCGTGTCCTTCACCGTGTCCCCATACCCGCGGAGGACCTCGTTAGTGATCGTGAAGTCGCGCTGCTTGCTCAGTCCGGATTGCGGCGTGCGCGCGTCCACCGCCTGCGACATCAGGTAACACACCCGGTAGATCTCGTCCTTCAGCCGGTTCAGGTTCTCCACGGCAACCTGGTAAACATGTCCTTCCGGCTCGGTCCATCCGAACCGGTCTTCAGGCGCCAGTTGGATGTAATACGAATCCCCGACAACCTGCTTCCACTCACGATTCGAGTACACCACCGGCATTGCGAACAGCCCCATCGTCAATGCCCAGGACAGCGCGTTCGACTTATTGAAGTGCTCTAACTGAAGTAGCGCCGCCTTGTTCATTAGCGCCAGGCCTTCCGTCACCTTCATCTCGAATAACGGAACTTGCCGCAGCCCAGCCAGTCCGTGCCGCCCCTCATCGACTAAGATGGGCTTCGGCCCCCGGTAAATCCGGAAACGTTCCTTGTCGTAGTAGAGCCATCGCGTTTCGTTTACCGGCTCCGTTACCTCGTCCTTACTTTGCACCCGACGCGATGTCCGCAGGACCACCCACTCGAAGTTGCCGTCCTCGTCCACATCCCAATTGATGAGGTCCTCCGGCCGGTAGTCCACCAGGTACGCCCGCGACGCTCCCATCGCGTCTTCTTCCGCGCGGTTCGCCGCCTGCCGTCCCACCCGCGGAAAATCCACCAGTATGTATGCGGCGCCGCTGACCAGCATCTCCACGAACTGTCGCCGGAAGAAGTCGCTCACCGCCGTTTGCTTGCGGTCGCAATCCTCCGCGAACTCGCAGAAAAAAGCTCGTCCCGCCTCGTTCTCGCCCGTAAAGCTGAGGTTCGGCTCCCGCCGGAACAGCGTAGCGGCGTACCAGTCGATGATCGAACCGATGTAGTTCTCGTAGAACACCCGGCTGATCCGCTCGCCGTAAACGTCGGCCGGTTCCTTCTGCCTTCGCGTGAGGTAAATCTGCGCGTTTGCCTTCAACTGCTCGCCGCCGGCATACAAGTCCCGGTAGGTCCGCCATATCCCTTTCCGGATTTTGTAATCCGGATGCTCCCGATCGATGCTCACCATATCTTCCTGTCCTGTTCAGATCAGCCGCTGGTTCCGCTCACCCATCGGCTCCTGGGGACGGCACTCCTGCCAGATCAGGTATCCCAGCGCGTCCGATAAGTGCGTCCGGCGGGGGTCTTTGTCCTTATCGATTCCACTGCTGTCCGCCTTGTAACTCACTTCCTCGAAGTCTTTGACCAGCTCGCTGCATTTCCGGCTCACGACTAAGTGAATCTCTCCGGCGGCCGTCTTCAGCTTCGCGTTGACCAAGGCCGTCCGCTCCCGCACCAGCGGGTTCGCTCGCGGCACTTTGTAACTGATGTTCGGATAACCCTCACGGCGAAAGAACTCGCGAATCATCGCGTAGTCCGTCGTCCCCGTCGTCTGCATGCGGCTCCCCGACGCGTCGCCGTAAACGCAAATCCCCGCCGCGTGCCTCGGGAACCGCGCATGGAACTCCTCGCACGCCTGCTCCGTGGTCGCCCGGCTGATCACGATTTCGTCCAGCACCTTCACGACGCCGTCCGAGATCTGCGCCACGATCGAGCTCATGGGATCCACGTTGAAATCCAGCGCCCAGAGCAGCGGCAGCCGCGGGTCGATCTCGACGTCGGCCACGTGCTCCGCGCGCCGGAATGAGTGGTACACCAGCCCGCCGTGTATGCACAGGTATTGCCCCAGCGCTTCCTGCTGGTAGAATTTCTCGTCGTAGCTGCGCCGCAGCCGTTCGTAAAAATCCGGCACCCGCTCGAGCAGAAACCGGTTCTCGAACGGCGCCGCCACGATCGCCTCGTACCCTTCCACCGGGTCCGCCAGGAAGCGCCGGTAGACCCAGTCGTACCCCTTCGGCGTCCAGACTCCGAAGCCGCAAAGCCGCTTCGCCTTCGGGTCCCGCAGGCGGCCTTCCAACACCACCCAGGCCTGTTCCTGGCAGTAAGTAAGTTCATCCACTCCGAACCAAGCCAGGTTAGTTCCTCTCAGCCGCTCGAATTCGTCCACCGCCCGGAAAAGTATCTTCGAACGCGTATCCCGCATGATCACGGTGTTTTCCGCTTTGCTGTGATCGTACGGAATACGGTTCTTTTCCAGAATCTCGAACAGCGTGCTCTGCGTCGCATCGCGTAACATTGGGTAAGTGGGCGCGCCTAGCAGGCCGGCCCTGCCCGCGTTCAAGTAACTCAGCTTGATTGCTTCCTGACACAAGGCCTGGCTCTTGCCCGACCCGATCGGACCCGAAAACCCTTTGAACCGCGCCGCCGACGCATGGAACCGCGCCTGGGACGGCAACGGTGTGTGCTCTATTTCTCGGATGCACAGTCCTTCTCGTCCCGCTCGACCCAT